TCGTGGCATTTCCTGCACGTTTTTCTCGATCTCGAAGTCCACCGCGTCGCCAAACTCACAACGTCCGAAATGGATGATGTTTTCAGTCACCCAACATTCGCAATCCCATTTCTTTGCCATCTCAAAACAAGCGTCAAGGATGTTGATGTTGTCGTAACTCATCAACTGGGACTTGTTTTCAACTGTGGAATCAATGGAGAAAACAAAATCCTGTC